TAAAAGCAGAATTTGAAGCCATGATGGGCGACGATGAAGGCGATGAAGGTGAAGAAGGCGGAATGGACATGGACATGGACAGCGAAATGCCAATGGACATGGATTCAGAAGAAGGCGACGAAGAAGCTGAAGAAGCATATGCTTTTGAAACAACTGACGACGAAGTTGAAGAATCAAAAACACCAAAGTCAGCAAGTGAAGTAATGCGTGAATATGCAGACAAAGTAGCACCAGCCAAAATGGGCGACAATGGAGCAAACGCAAAATCACCAATGGCAAAGCCAAACAACATGGGTGGCACAAGTGCTAACATAGTTAAAGGCGGCGACGGCGGAACAGGCGGAACACAAGGTGGACTATCTGCTCCAACAGCAAAGCCAATGAATACCAAGAACGTAAACGTTCCTGGTGCAAAAGGTGCTACTAAATTAGCATCGCAACCTGGTCACGGCGCTGAAAAGAAGTCAAAGCCAGAGACAGCCGATAAGGGTGCAAGTTCACCTCTAAACGGTGCTCCAAAAAGAGCAAAATAAGGACTGATGATGAATTTACTAAGTGAGAGTCTGAGTTTTGACCAAGCCAGAGTGATTGTTGAGTCTGCTAATGAAGGCAAAGATCTTTTTATGAAAGGCATTTGTATTCAAGGCGGAGTACGCAACGCAAACCAGCGTGTCTATCCCGTGAATGAGATTAGCAGGGCTGTCACCACGCTCAATGAGCAAATTGGCAACGGCTTCTCCGTCTTAGGCGAAGTAGATCATCCAGAAGGACTTAATATTAACATAGACCGCGTAAGCCATATGATCACAGATATGTGGATGGATGGCCCAAACGGTTATGGTAAACTAAAAATACTACCAACACCGATGGGACAACTAGTTAAAACAATGCTTGAAAGCGGAGTTAAGCTAGGTGTTTCATCGCGTGGTAGCGGTAATGTAAGCGAAGATGGAAGCGGCAACGTTACTGACTTTGAAATTATTACTGTAGATGTAGTTGCCCAGCCTAGTGCTCCGGGCGCCTACCCAACACCAATATATGAACACCTTATGAATACCCGCGGAGGTTATAAGGCGTTCCAAGTATCTAGGGAAGTACAAGGCGACAAAAAGGCACAGAAATATTTAAAAGAGAGCTTATTAGATGTAATAAGCAAACTCCGCTAACTAGGAGAGGATATAAAAAAATGTTAGACCAACTAAAATCACTCTTCGAAAACTCAGCACTATCGGAAGAAGTGCGTTCAGAATTAGAAGAAGCATGGAACGCAAAAGTAAACGAAAATCGTTTACAGGCCACCGCAGAACTACGTGAAGAATTTGCTAAAAAGTATCAGCATGACAAAACAACAATGGTGGAAGCCATTGATGCAATGTTAAATGAAAAACTAGCAGAAGAAATTGCAGAGTTCCACGATGATCGTAAGCAACTAGCAGAAGCGAAAGCTAAGTTTGCAGTTGCACAGCGTAAAAATGCCAATCTTATGAAAAACTTTGTTTCCGAGCAACTAGCTCGCGAAATTAAGGAACTACATGCAGATCAAAAAGTAACAGCTGACAAGTTTGTTGCTCTAGAAGAGTTTGTAGTAGAATCACTTGCAAAAGAACTTGCAGAGTTTTACGAAGATAAGAAAGACCTTGCCGAAACAAAAGTACGTTTAGTACGTGAAGGCAAAGCTCACGTTAACAAAGTCAAATCAGACTTTATTAAGAAAAGTGCAGCATTAGTATCAGAAGCAGTGTCAAAAGGACTTAAGAAAGAAATTTCAGCACTTAAAGAAGATATTGATCAAGCACGTGAAAACGATTTTGGCCGCAAGCTATTCGAAGCATTTGCTAACGAATATCAAATGAGTTATTTGAATGAGAATTCAGAAACCTCAAAACTGCTTAAAGTTGTAGATACAAAAAATAAACAGATTGTAGAAGCACGTACAGCAGCAGCCAAAGCGATTAAAATTGCAGAAAGTAAGACAAATGAGGTCAAAATGATCACTGAGTCAAACTCACGCAAAGATATTATCAGCAGTTTGATCTCACCATTGAGTAAAGATCAACGTGATATTATGACAGACTTACTGGAATCGGTACAAACTACAAAGCTACGCTCACAGTTTGACAAATACCTACCATCGGTTATCAACGATAATAGTCCAGCGAAGAAGAAGGCAGTACTAGCAGAAGGCAAAGAAGTAACAGGCAATAGAACACAAACCAATGACATACAAGCAGACGTAGACTCAAACAATGTAGTCGATCTAAAACGTCTAGCTGGATTATAAAAGGAGAAACCAATGTCAGAACTACTAGAATCCCGCTGGCAGGATACGAAAACCGCACTACTTGAAGGCCTACAAGGCAACAAGAAAGCTGTAATGGCCTCAACACTAGAAAACACTCGTCGTTATCTATCTGAGACTGCTACTGCTGGTGCTACATCTGCCGGTAACATCGCAACACTTAACCGTGTGATCCTCCCAGTGATCAGACGTGTTATGCCAACTGTTATCGCTAACGAAATTGTTGGTGTTCAGCCAATGACTGGCCCAGTTGGTCAAATTCACACGCTACGTGTTCGCTACAGCGACACAGCAGGCACAGGCGCATCAGGCGCAGTTGCTGGTGAAGAAGCACTATCACCGTTCAAAATTGCTGAAGCATATTCAGGTAACGCTACAACTGCAAAAGCAGATGCAACAGCGGCACTTGAAGGCGCAGCTGGAAACAGACTAAGTATCCAGATCATGAAGCAAACTGTTGAAGCTAAAACACGTAAGCTATCAGCACGTTGGACATTCGAAGCCGCACAAGACGCACAGTCACAGCACGGCATCGACGTTGAAGCAGAAATCATGGCAGCACTTGCTCAAGAGATTACTGCTGAGATTGACCAAGAGGTCCTAGCATCTCTTAACACACTAGCTGGTACAGGTACAGATACTTATAACCAAGCAGCAGTTAGTGGTACAGCAACTTTTGTTGGTGACGAACATGCTGCACTTGCAGTACTAGTTAACCGTGCAGCTAACCGCATCGCACAGCGTACACGCCGTGGCGCAGGTAACTGGGCAGTTGTATCACCAGCAATCCTAACAGTTCTACAAAGTGCTACAACTTCAGCATTTGCACGTACAACTGAAGGTACTTTTGAAGCACCAACTAACACTAAAATGGTTGGTACATTGAACAACGCAATGAAGATCTACGTAAACACATATGCATCAGATGATGATGTACTAGTTGGATACAAAGGTTCAAGTGAATCAGATGCAGCAGCATTCTATTGCCCATACATCCCACTTATGTCTTCAGGTGTTGTCCTAGATCCAGGCACATTCGAGCCAACAGTTTCGTTCATGACACGTTATGGATATGTTGAGCTATCGAACACTGCTTCGTCTCTAGGTAATGCAGCTGACTACTTGGAAAAAGTAGAAGTAAATGCAGGCAACCTAAGCTTCAGTTAAGTTTAAACTTACATACTTTTAAAATAGGCCCTACGGGGCCTATTTTTATGATAAGTACTTGGAGGAGTGATATCAACATGCCAACAGGAACTATATACAAATACAACAAAGTTAGAAAGTTTAGTGTCATTAGACCCAAAGACTGGAAAACAAATCTTCAAGATGTACTTTTTAGTACAGTAAGTTTTGATTGTAAACTCGGAGATCATGTACAATATGATCACGTATTACGCAACGGCAAACGTTATGCTGAAAACTTAAGAAAGATATCCTGATAATAACCCAATATTAGAAAAAGGATAAATACTATTGTAGGTATAAACGGGCCTCAATAATGAGGACTTATGCAGAATACCATCTGCGTAGACCTAGAACGTCAAAGGAGAAACAACATGGGACGTCCATTAAGTAAAGACATACTTGGAATTGATGTTATCGGCGATGCTGATGGCAGTACAGGTATAAGAGTAGAATTTTATGATGCATCATTAAGAACAGATGGTGCTATTGTTAAACAACGTGGTGCTAAAACTTTTGTTTGCACAAGAGATGCAAATGTAGGTACACCAAACATTAAAGATTCAACAAGTACAACAACTTGTGTTCTTAAAAACGGTGCACCAAGTAGCATTGGTGAAATGCGTTTGTTTGGTCGCGTAGGTTCAAACGGCGGTGCAGAAGTTAACATTGCAAAAATTACAAAGCGTGTTGCTACTGACTTTTCAGGTAACAGATATACTTGGGAATTAGAAAACGATTCAACAAACGACTATATTGTATTAACTGCGGTTTAAGGAGTCTTAAATGGCTGAACGCATTAATCGCATAGGTACTGACAAGTACACAATCACTGTAAACACAGCTGGAGAGATTCTTCTTGACACTGGGCTAACAGGTAAAGTTACCATCAATGGTGACTTAGATGTATTAGGCGACCAAACTAGTATTGGGTCGTCTGAGTTAGTAGTTGATGATAAAACTATTACAATCAACAACGGCGATCCAGGCGGCGATGGAGGTATTACTGATTTAAGTGATGGCTTCGGTAAAGCTGCTGGTATTATAATTGATCGCGGCCCCGATGCGAATAATGCGAGAATCTTCTATGATGAAGATATAAAGACCATACGCAATGGTGCAGAGCCTGTTAATGAAGGTGCGTTTATTTTTAAACTATCCACTGGTGATTATGCAGGCATCCATACTAGTAGTATTGTTACAGATACAAACCAAGACTTGTATTTAATAGGCGGCGGCACTGGTGTTGCTAGTGTCGCTGGTACAACCGACTACGAAAAACAAATATGGGCATACACCGGCAGCAACATTACAGCTAACCCTTCGGAAGTAGATGGATTATCTGCGCCAGTAGACGATGATGCGCTTGTTAACGCAAGAGGCTTACTTGATTATGTAAAAGGTTATTTTACATATAACTTCCAAGATAAAATCACAACTGGCTCAATAACACCAACTAGTGTACAAGTGTACGACAGTGAAACAGGTGGCGGCACAAGTAGAGTTGAGATTGTATCTGACAACTCGATTATTGCTACTTTCTTTGAAACTAGAGTTGAGTTTGAAGACTTGCGCTTCGACGATAACATTATTACCAGCAACGGTATTAACAGTGACATTGTTTTAAAAGGTTCAGGTACAGGTGTAGTATCATTAGATGGTTGGCAAAACTTTACAGTACAAGCTGATCCAGCATCACCGCCTGCAGAAGGCACAACACTATATAGTAAAACATTAGCCGACGGCGGAACAGGTTTGTTCTTTATAAACTCCGATGGCACAGCAGACGAACTGGTAAGCAGAAATAAAGCATTGCTTTACAGTATTATTTTTTAAGGAACGACAACAATGGCAATAGTAAACGCAGCAGTATTAACAACAGACACAACGCTCTTAACTGTTCCGGCGGGAAAGAAGTATGCATTGACTACGCTTCTTGTATGTAATACAGGTCAAGATGATGGTACAGGAAGTAACGATACTAAAGTTGATGTACATGTTATTCCAAACGGATCAACAAAAAGCACAACCAATCTAATACTAAACGATTTAGACATTGCTGCTGCTGATACATTTACATTTTCGGCGGAAAGACTAATTCTAGAAGCAGGCGACAGAGTTATGCTAGTAGGAGCAGCGCCAACAAACCTATCAGCAACATTAAGTTATTTGGAAGTTTAATAAATGAGTTTTATCAAAAGACAATCAATCCACCAGAGAAAAATAGGCGATAAAACTTTTATCCTCACTGCCGACGGTAACATGGAAATGAACCTCGCAGAGGGCAAAGAGTTTAAAGTAAACGCAAATATGACAACCACTGGGGACGTTACAGGCCCTAAGGTTACAAATGTTTACTATGTTACAGAAGATGGTAGCGATCTAAATGATGGTAGAAGTGCTGATAAAAACGGCGCTTTTGCTAGTATAAAACGTGCCTCAGAAGTAGCACCAGTTGGATCGACTATTATTCTTGCACCAGGTGATTACTACGAAAACAATCCAATTACATTACGTGACTTTGTTACTGTAACAGGCCAAGGCGAACTTAGAAATACAAGAGTATTTCCAAAGAATCCAACAAGTGATATCTTCCTTATGGGCAACGCTTGTTATTTGTATCAAATAACATTTAGAGGATTACGGGCGCCAGGTTGGTGTGCTAGAATCCGTCCAGGAGCACTTGTAACTACTTCACCATATGTACAAAACTGTACTAATATGAACGGTCCGTGGTTGAACGACGGAACTGAGTTTGTGCCTTTTGAAACTGTGCAGATTCCAGGAATTACTCCAAGTGCAAGACCAATATTGTTGGAAGACAATCCAAGTCTTCCTGTAGAAAAACAAGTTAATATCAACGGTGGTGGAGGTGGCCTCTTAGTTGACGGCGACGACTACGATCCTGCATCTCTAGTATTCAGTTTTGTTGCAGATGCGTTTACACAAATTTCACAAGGCGGAATTGGCTTCCACGTTACTAACTTTGGTTATACACAGATTGTTAGTTGCTTCTCGGTTTTCTGTAGTACAGGATTCTTAACCACCAAGGGCGGATATCTAAGTATCTCAAACAGTGTTAGTGACTTTGGTACAAACGGTGTTGTAGCAGATGGGTATTATCCTATTGCATATACAAGTGCAAAAGTTGATGAAAATTATTATTCTACAGTTGCTAGTGTTACACTTAGTTTTTCCGGCGTGGGATACGATAGTAATCCTACTGTTACATTTAGTGATCCTGAAAAAATTGGCGGCACTACTGCAACTGCAACAGCATCATTTGATCCAACAACTGGCGAAATTGCTGCTGTAACTATTGTTGATTCCGGTGATGGCTACACCAGCTTACCAACTGTTACATTTACCGGCGGCGGAGCATCTGTACAAGCTACTGCTGATGTTAATCTAAGAACAAATGCTTCACTTACACTTTCAAGTTTAAGAGACAAGCCACAAACTGGTTCTGTTATTAAACTAAGTGGCGATGATACATTCTATTATATTACGTCAAACACTATTGTTGATCAACCTTTCGTTTACAATCAAGAAACTTGCGAACGAGATGTAAGACGTATTGTTGATGCAGTTACAGGCGATATTGTTATGGGAACATATTACCAAACAACTACAGCCGCACAAAGTTATTTGAGAAGTACCTCGACTAAAGTTATACTTGATCAACTTGCTCCAACAATCTATGCGTTGGAAGCAACTAGAGACGAAATGAAAGCATTGACTACTAATCTTGCAATGAAAGAAGAAATAGATCAACGTTTCAATATTATTACAAGCACTCTTAGTGCAGGAGATAGTACTGGTATTCCGTTTGTTGGAGATCAGATTGAAAGTTCATTTAATGATCTAAGTAGTATTGATAGCGAACTTATTCAAGCTAAAGATAACGTATTAGCCAACAGAGACTTTATTATCGAAGAGTTAACTGCATACATCAATGATCAGTTTACAGAGATGAGTTACAATACTGCTGAGTACACCGAAGACATGACTGTGTTCTTAACTGGACTTTCTTACTATATCGGCCACGGTGGCGACGAGACTATTATAAGACAAGCAAAAGAATTTAGATTAAGACCAAGATTTAAATCTTTATATGTTTCTAGTTTTGAATATGCAAGAACACTTGTATTAGGATATTCAGAAATTAGTTCAGATGGAACATCAGTAACTAGAGTTAATGAAGCATTTAACATGCTCATTAATGTTGTTGATGATGGCGACAGTTCTGCTATAGTACCAACATATGCAGAAGGCGTTGGCCCTAGTCAGAACCAAATAGATGTAAAAGATCAGTTGATAGCAAACAAAGATTTTCTTGTTGCAGAGTTCAATGCGTTCCTTGCCCAAGCTGATGGAACACTAACTTACGATGCAGCCGAATGGGAAGTATATGCACAAAATGTCATTGATGGATTGATATACGATCTGTTATATGGCGGCAATAGTGCATCGAGACAAGAAGCACTATTCATCTGGCGCAGTGTAACTTGGACAAAATTTACAACAACTAACCAGCAAGCATTTGAAGATACGTTTGCTAGATTAAGATTTGCTGCCCAGCGTGTTATTAGAGGACTGAGCGTTGTTGCTACTAGTGGAAATACTGAAACACAAGACTTTACAAGCGGAAATGCTACACAAATAGAAGCAACACTACTAGACGGCCTAGTACAGATTGTTGAAGGTGTTATTGATGCACAGAGTATTGCAAATATAGTTGCAGCCGCATATCCAAATATTGAAGACGAGCCGGCAGGACAAGTTAATGCAGCAGCTATTTTATTAGTAAATGCAGCAGCTATTAATACGTCTGTATTGTCATATAACTTGACAAATAATGCTGATCTAACATACAATGAAGAAAAATGTAAAAGAGATGTTGGATACATAGTTGATGCGGTTTACAGAGATGCACAGCTAGGAACAAATCAAAATAGTATTACAGCAGCATTATCATACAAACGTGCTAACACTGCATACTTAAATGTACAGCAAAAGCCTGCTACTATTATTGCATTGCGTGAAGCTAAAAGATTAACAGTTGCAGCAGCAAATGGCGAAGCAGCATTCCAAGCTAAAGTAGACGACTTATTTGATAACATTTTTGATATCATCGAGTTTGATCAACTACCAAGTGAAGGTATCGAATATCCAGAGCCTGGTCCAGCAGCAGAAGCACTTATTGATGCACACGCACAATTTGTTGCTAACAAAAACTTCTTGGTAGGCGAAGTTATTGCATATATTGCTGATAACAACTTTGTTTATGATCAAGCCAAATGCGAAAGAGACACCGGAATAATCATATCTGGCGCAGGCCGTGATGCATTGTTAGGAACCAACTATAATAGTGTAACCAACGGACTGTCATACCTAAGAGTAAATGCAGGAGCAGTACTAGCTGATCAGTTAACTGAAACACTCGCTGCAATCACTTTTGCAAAAGGACAAGCTAATACTGCAACAGCAAGTGATGCAACTGCACAAACTGATGTTGATGCAGCATTTGATGAAGTAATAGATATTGTTACAAACGGCATAGGTAATGCTGACGCACTAACATGGACAGACCCAAGTGACGCAACAGCAGGGCGCATTGCTGCTAAAAATCAAATGCAAGCTAACAGAGCGTTCTTGCAAGCAGAAGCAGTTGCATTTATTACAAATAACTACAAAGACTTCACATACGATCAAGCTAAATGCGAAAGAGACATTGGTTTAATATTAGATGCAGTAGCACTTGACGTTGCACTAGGAACCAACTATAATAGTGTAACAGCTGGCCTTGCGTACCAAAGAGCAAGTAGTGCAGAACTACAAGATAATCAGCTAATACAAACAGCTGGTGCATTAAGAGAACTTAAAAAGCAAATAGTTAAACTAGGATTAAGCAATACAGCGGAACCACTTGCCGAAGCAGCAATGGACGAGATTATTGATATCTTAGAGAACGGTGCATTGAGTACAGATAATGCAGCAGATGCATTAGTATTTGCTACACCAGGCACATTGCCAAGTGTAAACTGTGTTGAAGCAAAAGATCAACTTATTGCTAACAAAGCATTTATACAAGAAGAAATTATTAGATGGCTCGCTGTAAACTATCCAGCTCTGTCATATGACAGTACAAAATGCAGTAGAGATGTAGGTTACATTGTTGATGCACTATGCCACGATATTATGTATGGCGGCAACAGCGCAACACAGTTAGCAGCACAGTCCTACTTCGTCGGTGCAGCAAGTCAGCTAGGTGCAGGACAGCAAGCCGCTACAGCAGCAGCATACAACAGGCTAGGCCAGGTTGTAAGTGACGTTGTTATTGAAGCAACTGTTGTACCAAGCGGTGGCGGAGCATTATCTCAAGATACTAGCGGAACTCCTGCAAGTTCAACAGAAGCTGACGATGTAGCTGGATTAGTACAAATCATCGAAGATGTTATTATTGCAAACAGTATTGCTGGACTACCAGCAGTTGTTCTACCAAGTGTTGTTTGGGCAACACCAGAGTTACAACAAGCATACAGTACACTCAAAGGCAACAAAGCAAGTGTTCAAGAAGCAGTTATTATCTTTATTGCTAACAACTATCAGAGCTTTACATACGACGAAGCCAAGTGTGCAAGAGACGTTGGCATTATGATTGAAGCAGTTTGTTACGATGCTACTATTGGTACAAACTATAATCAAGTAACAGCTGGACTTGCATATCAAAGAGCAAATGCAGCAGTTGCAATTGGCGCACAAAACTTGCAAACAGTAAAAGCTATTGAATATTTAAGAAATACAATAAACACTGACGAAGTTCAGTTGTCAAGTTTATTTAGATCCAGAGTGTTAGCAGGTTTCAACGAAATATTAGATATCATTAACAACGGATCTGTTAGTACAGATGATGCAGCAGATGTTATTACATTCCCAAATAGTGGACTAAATGTAAACTATCCGTTGGCAGTTACACAACTACAAGCTAACAGAGACTTCCTAGCTGCCGAAACAAGTGCATATGTTGTTAACAACTTCCCGGCAGTAGTATTTAATGCTGCAAAGTGTCAAAGAGATGTAAAATACATTGTTGATGCACTATGTTATGATATTATGTATCGCGGAAACTTAGCTTCTAAAAATGCAGCCGAAGCATACTTTGTAGGT